AAAGAGATCGTCCAGGTCTATGAGCAAGGCTTAAAGTCCATGCAGCAGTCGCGGACAAATGCCGCTGCGGAGGCCGTTGGTGGGACCGACAGTCTCAAACAGATTCAATCGTGGGCTGGCCAAAACTTATCAGATGGTGAGCTGGACGCCTTTAACAATCAGCTTGCTCAGGCACAAAGCGCTGAGGAAGTCGGCGTCATCTATGCCACCCTTCGGACTAAGTATGAGGCGTCGTCAGGCGAGGCCAATCTTGTGTCCGGCGGTTCTGGGAATCCCCGTGGTGCGACCTTCGCAAACCGAGCGGAAATGGTTGAGGCCATGTCTGACTCACGGTACGGAACTGACCCTGAGTTCACCCGCGAGGTGGAGCAGAAAGTCCAGAACGCCAGTTTCTTGTAAGCACTTGGTCTCAGTGCAACGCTGAGGCCCCTGCCGTGTGAAACAAACACGTAGCCCCTTCGCAACGAGGGGGCTATCTGATTGGTTCATACCGTTTGGCCCGTGTCATTGAGGGTTGCGGCCCCAAGGCAAGGACAACCGAATGGAAGGGCAATCAACACTCTCTTCCTGTCCAAACATAAGGTAACCATAAAATGTCAACTGCTAACGTATCTTTACAAGGTGCGGTCAACAGCGCGGGTGATCCAAAAGCGCTTTTCTTCAAAGTCTTTACCGGTGAGGTATTGACTGCGTTTGATCGTAAGAACGTGATGGAAACCCGTCACCGCATCCGTAACATTCAAAACCAAAAGTCTGCCAGCTTTGCCAACACCGGCCAAGCTCGTGGTCGCATCCATGTTCCTGGCACCGAGATCCTCGGTCAGAACATGCAGCACAACGAAACCGTGATCACTGTCGATGACCTGCTGATCTCCGACGTGTTTGTCGCTGACATCTATGAAGCGATGAACCACTACGAAGTCCGCCGTGACTACAGCCACCAGCTGGGTGAAGCCTTGGCTCGGACTTTCGATAAGCAAGTCATGCGTGTTGCTGCCAAAGCAGCTCGTGAAGACAACAAAATCACCGACTTGCCGGGCGGCACGACCCTGTACTTGGGCAGCTCATACACCGGCAAAAGTGACTTGGACAAAGCCCAAGACTTGGCTGACTCTTTCTTCACTGCACACCAGACCTTCATCGAGAATGATGTCGACCCCTCTGGCTGCTTCGCACTGATCCGCCCCGATGCGTACTTCCGCCTGGTCCGTAACAAAGACCTGCTGAACGTCGACTGGGGTGGCTTGGGATCATACGGCATGGCTGAATTGCCGATGGTCGCTGGTATCCCACTGGTTGTCACCAACAACCTGCCGAAGCAAGATGACTCTGCCAACACCGTCTCTGAGGTCTATGTGCCCGGTGATGGCGGCAACAACGTCATCCGCGATGGTGTGGACTTCATCTCGCAGAAGTACAGCGATGACTACACGCCGCTTGAAGCTGTCATCATGAAGCCCGAAGCGGTCGGTACTGTCAAGCTGATCGATCTGGACCTGCAATCGCAGTTCGATATTCGCCGTCAAGGTACCTTGATGGTGGCACGTATGGCTGTTGGACACGGTGTCCTGCGCCCTGAGTGCGCCATTGAAGTGCTCGCGTCAGACGCGGCGTAATCATAACCATGGCCCTCCCTGAGAGATCGGGGAGGGCTTTTTTCATTTAGGAGTTCGCATGTCATTCACTCTAGCGCCCACCACCATGCTGGATGCCGTCAATGAATTATTGACTGCCATCGGCACTGTCCCGGTCAACACGCTGGACGCCCCAGGGTCGTCTGACGTTGCGATCGCTAAGGACACCATCGAGTCTGTCAGTCGGGAGACCCAATCGCGAGGCTGGTGGTTCAATACAGAGTTCTCACGGTCTTTCGTGCCGTCTAACAACGAAATCACAGTTCCCGCCCATGTGCTGTCTGTCCGCCCATCTCGCGGAACGCACACGGCTAACCCGGAGACCAAGCAGTTCGTCTTGAAAGGCGACAAACTGTTCAGCCCCATTGAGCAGTCGTATACGTTCAGCAACAGTGTCACGGCAGACGTTACAGTGCTCTTGGACTTTGACCACCTACCAGAATCCGCCCGACGGTTTATAACTGTGCGGGCTGCGCGGGTCTTTCAGACGAAAGTCTTGGGAGACGACCAGCTGGGTGTCTTTACTTCACAGCATGAGCTGGAAGCGTGGAGCATCTTAGAAGAAGACCATGCCGTCAGCACTCCGATGTCTGACATGTACATGCAGCGTGTCCGCCGGATGGGAAGCATGATGCGGACTGATCCAGTCTCAAGTGCTCAGCAGTCCAATCAGCGAGGTAGATAGCCATGAACCCGAATCAGGACTTACTGGTCTGGCAAAAGTGGCCTCACATGGCTTCTATGGTGAACGATGTGGCCATGCGTCTGGGTATTGCCCCCTACTCTGGGGGTGAGCTGACGCTTGATTCCGACCACGGGATTATCGCCCAACGGGTTGCCATGCTGGTTCAACACTGTTTATCACGTGGCTGGTGGTTTAACACGGTCCGAGAATATGAGCTGACGCCCGACAACTGGGACGAAAACGGACGCCATTACAGTGTGGATCACTTTGTCATGAGCTTCACCATCCATGCTCAGCAACAAGACGGCAGCCCCCGAAGCCTCCGTGTGGTCCACGACATCGACCCATCGGGTTCAACCGGCGCGACCAAACTGGTGGTCGAAGACCCTGACTGGGAAGCCCGCCACCCGTTTAAGGTTGATCTGACGGTGGCCCCTGTTGACGATCGGCTGCCCCACGAGTTCTCAGATTACATTGCTGCTAGAGCAACCAATATGCTCGCCAATGTATTCAACATGCCAGTCGAAGCGAACGCGGCATACGAAACACGTGCCTGGTTTGACCTGCAACGGGCAGATGCGGTTGCCGACAAGCCCTTCAACATTATTGACGACAACCCGATCAACCGGCATACAACAAGGAGAAGGTAATGCCTTTGGTATCGCAGATGATCCCTGCCCTGTATGGCGGGGTGTCGCAGCAGGCGGCTGTCCAAAGGCGGCCAAACCAAGTCGAAGAAGCCGTCAACTGCGTATTTTCTGTGGCCGAAGGCGCGTCGAAGCGCCCACCCCTTGAGTGTATCACCATGCTCTCGTCCGAGGTCCACGATGACCTGGCTGTCGCATGGTTTCAGGGCCCGTCGAACGAATACTACGTGCTTACCTTTCCGGGTGACGGCAGCTACCGAGCCTATCGTGCAGAGGATGGCGGTCAGCTGGCCCTTGAGGGAGAAAGCACTGGACTGGACTACTTGGTGACAGAAAATGCGCCAAGCAAATCTCTAAGATTCCAGCGGGTTGGCGAAAAGTTGTACATCGTCAACCGCGAAGTGACCACTGAGCTATTGCCAGACAACACGCCGGGTGCCCTATCGGGAACCGCTGACACACTGCAAGACGACGTTTTGGATAATCACGGGCAGATCTCCATTTGGAGAATCACCGGGTCTGAGCAAAACCCTTTTGACACGTACTTTGTCAAGTACACAGGCGGTCAGTGGGTTGAGTGGGTTGAGCCTGGCATCCCCTACAAAATTGACGCCAGCACCATGCCCCACTATCTGGAGCTGGTACCGGTTGCTGGTATTCCCGATCAGAAGACTTTCCGTTACTCAGCAGAAACTTGGACCGACCGGCGGGTGGGCAATCAGTCTTCAAATGAAGCTCCTTCGTTTATCGGCCAAAAGATCAACCACGTCACGGTCGCTGGAGACCGCTTGGTGTTCTTGAGCAAACGCTCGGTGTGCATGAGCCGTGTCAAGGATTACACTGACTTCTGGCGCTCGACCGTCACCCAAGTGCTTGACGATGACCGCATTGACGTCACCGCGACTGACACAGAAACCACAGACCTCCTTTGGATGCAGCCGGTCTCAGGCCAATACGTGGTGTTCTCCGAAGAAGACCAATATGTCCTGACAGCAGAGCCCGCCATTACGCCCCGAACAGTGGCCCTGCGGCCTGTCACAAAGTACCCAGTCTCCGGTGACGCACCGCCGGTGGTCTTGGGGCCTAATGTTTACTTTGCGACAACTGCGGGTGAATACACCCATATCCGTGAGCTGTTCTTACAAGAAGATGCCGTCACACTGTCGGCGGCAAATGTCTCCAGCCACGCCTTTAAGTACATCCCGTCAGACATCCGCGACATGATCGGCCACCCAAACTTTGACCATGTGCTGGTCCTGCCGGATGCAACGGACGAGATCTACAGCTACCAGTTTATGTACGCTGGAGATCAGAAGGTCGTGTCTTCATGGGGTCGCTGGAAGTTCCCCGGTGACATCCGGCTGTTGAACCTTCAAGTCATTGATCAGTATGCTTATGCGGTGTACCGAAAGACCGCAACAGGGCCGCTTTTTCTGGGAAAGATCAACCTTAAGCGGGGCGACTCTCACAAAGGGTTTGACCACTTGGTACACTTGGATCATGTCCAACTGCTGACCCCAGATTACAACAGTGCTCAGGACAAGACGTTCTTCACTTCCGTGTTCCCGCTTGGTGACGAGCCGGTGATTGTCCGTGGCGAGGGCTGGAGTGACGCCGGCACGGCCCGTACGCTGGACACGGTGGT